CCACTGCTCCACGTCGGCACCAACTACATCAGGCATGAGGGAACGGTTTCTGCCGCAAGCATCAATGTGAAAGAGAGGTGGCTGTAATGACAGGCACAGGCACAGCATCAGACCCCTACATCGTCAGCAACTGGACGGAATTCTGCCAGGTAAAGGACGAGAACAAGAAGTACATCAGGTTCGCAGACGCTGAAAACAAGCTCATCGACCTGAACGAGGAAGTTCCGGACGGCTACACAACCACTTTCACAGTCACGGCAAGAGAAGTTGATTTTAATGGCTGGACGATCGAGAATCTGACGGTCAGGATCACCACCGGAAACAATGCCGCCTTCCGGCTTGGCGGCACTACTGACACGTTGCTGAAAAATGGTATTTTTGATACGATCAAGACTACAACCGGAAATGCATTAACCGACAAAACAACCTATTATTGCGGAAAATATGAAAATTGTATCATAACAGGACGATGCACTTTTACAGGAAATTCACCCTCGATTATCGGACATGACCAACAGGAAAGTTATACAAGATGCTCGGTGAATCTGGAAATACTGGCATCTGCTCCGGTGCATACTTGTCCCGGACGCACTGACCAGCTTTTTGACCAATCAGCCGTGAAACTCAGCTTTATCTGCACTTCAACGGCTGCCACTGGCTACCTCATGACTATCATGGGGAAGTTCTTGGATTCAAAGCTTATTGTGAACTTTTCTGCGCCGGATAATAGCCGGGAAAAGTCCGTAAAAACCATAAATTTTGCGCCCTACAAAACTTCATCATCAAGTACAGCGCTGATTTACAGCGAGTTTACCGTCTGCACCACAACCGACGCAACTGCGCCGTCCAAAAATCTCATTGACAGCGATACAAGTCCGCTGTCTGCCGATTCTACGGCATTTTACACGCCTGTAACAGATCAGCAGTTCCGGGACACTGACTATCTGCGGTCGATCGGATTTGACATCTGAGGGGGGATATTATGGCAACATGGCACATTGGCGAGGACGGCTATCCGAGCAACGGCACTGAAATCCCCGAAAAGGCGATCACTGAGCCACTGCCCCGGAGTATGTGGCGTATCACTGCGGACATGGAAATGGGCTACCCCTACCACCTGCTTATCCCTGGGCTTATGGGCGTGGATATATGGGCGCTCCGGCGCAAATCGCAGATCTATGTCTATGATCTCCACGAGCCGCAGACCGGCTTTAATTCCAACGGTCTGGCAGTCCTCGACCCAATCTCCTGCACCTCCTGGCACGATGCTGACCGGTGGGACGTGGAGCTGACACACTCCCTCGATGAGTGGGGAAAATGGAAGTATCTGCTGCCGGAGAACATCATCAAGGTCAGAGGTCAGCTATTCCGCATTGACCGCTATTTGCCGAAAATCAGCGGTTCGGAGCGCATGGTGAGCATACACGCAAGCCACATATCCACAGACATGGCGGCGCAGATCATCAGGCAGGCAACGTTCACCGGCGGCACGGCGGCGCAGTTTATTGACTTCGCTTTTTCCAATGTGGACGAGCCGTTTTACTCCGAGGGACTTGCGCCGTATCGCTTCGAGGGATACAGCAATATCGCCGAAAATCTGGGCGAAACTGAGCTTGTGAACACCTCGCTCTGGGCGGCGATAGTGGGCGCTGACAACTGCCTGATAAATCGCTACGGCGGCGAGCTGTACCGGGATAACTTTTATTTTAGCGTGTATGATCGTATGCAGTACGCCAAGGACAACGCTTTCCGCCTGCGGTACAGCTTGGATATGACCGAAATTTCGCAAACTATTGACTATACCGACTTTTGCACGGAGCTTCACGGACGTGACAATTTTGGAAACGAATACGCCATTTGGTGGAATGAGGGCGTTTCGTGGGCAGTCCACCACCCACGGCAGAGGGCGGTATCATTTACTTACAGCGATTTTGATACGGCTTTTGACAGCCTGGTGCATGATGTGGAGGCGCTGTTTTTTGCCAGTGACTACCCAAAAGTTACCTACGAAATGTCCCTTGCAAACCTTAAAACTGACCCACGGTATGCGGATTTTTTGCAGTTGCAGGACTACCAGTACGGTGACAGCGGAAGTATATATTGTCCGGAACTGGGAATCGACACAGTGCAGAAAATTGTCGCTGAGCAGCGTGACGAGCTGACCGGCGACGTGCTGCGAATGACTCTGGGCAACCTGAAAAGTTCCTGGGTGCGCCCGTCGCTCCTTGCCGGAACGGTGTCCTCCGGCAGCTCCGTGGAGGACAAGCAGCGGAAGGCGTTGCAGGAGGAGCTGAAGAAAACCAAGCTGAAAGCCCTGCCGGACTGGAAGTCTGCCCGGACGTACACATGGGCGGAAATACGGCAATTTAACTGGAAGGAGACAAGAACTCATGACTGAGACAACGAATTATCATTTTATCAAGCCCGGCGACACTGATCCGGTGGATAACACACCGCTGAATCAAAATTTTGACAGCATCGACGCTGCTATTGCCGATCACGTCGCCGATACCAACAACCCCCACCAGGTCACGAAAGAGCAGGTGGGACTGTGGAATGTGGATAACACAAGTGACGCTGACAAGCCGATTTCGGCGGCGGCGCAGGCGGCGCTTGACAGTAAACAGACCTCTCTCACAACAGACCAGCTTGCGGCTGCAAACAGTGGGATAACGGCAGCCGATGTTACACAAATGCGAACCAACTCAATAAAACTTGTTTATAGACGGCATTTGGGTCAGAACTCGGGAACAGTATCGTATCGAATGGCAACAGCTGATTTCACAGCAGTTGACAATGCACAGCAGTGTGGGATGTACCTAATTACGATTATTAACTGGTCTGCTACGCCGACTGCAAGTGTATATATCGCATACTATAGCGGAGGAACAGCAAGTTATAATGCACTGACGAAAATCGGAGGGGTAGATGCACAGCTTAGTATAGACGAAAATCGCTATATTAACTATACCGGAAACGGGAAAATTCAAATTTACGCACTACAGTAACCTACTCAAAACGGCAATACAAAGCTTGCTAATCAATAAACAGGAGGTAAAAATGCAGTACATAATCATGCTCGCAATTGTGGTGGGACTTGCCCTGACGGACATTGTGACCGGCTGGATCAAGGCGCACGTTAACGATGACTACAGCAGCAAGGTCATGCGGAAAGGCGGACTGAACAAGGTCGGTGAGGTGGTCGTAATGACAGCGTTCTGCGGTCTGGAGATCGGTATCCGCTATCTGGGGCAGTATTACGATTCCGAGATCCTGGCAAAAGTGACCGGCGGAATTGCGGTTGTAGGAGTGTTCATCTACATCGCCGTCATGGAGATGATCTCAATTCTTGAGAATTACGCTGAGTCAAATCCAGAGGCAGCAGTGTGGGTCCGTCCGCTGCTGAAAAAACTTAGGAAGTATAACGAGGAGGGCAACGATGAAAAAAGGAATTGACGTTTCCCGCTGGCAGGGCGACATTGACTGGAAGAAGGTGAAGACTGTCGGTATCGAGTTCACAATTATCCAGGCAGGCTACGGCAGGGAGCTGAGCCAGAAGGACGAGAAGTTCGAGCGGAACTACTCCGGCTGCAAGGCAGCAGGAGTGCCCTGTGGAGCCTACTGGTACAGCTATGCAACGTCAGAGGACGAGGCACGGAAAGAGGCGGCAGTCTGCATCGAGGTCCTGAAGGGTAAGCAGTTCGAGTACCCGGTTTACTATGATGTAGAAGAGCAGCGTATCCTCAGCCTTGGAAGGGATAAGGTGAGCGCTATTATAAAGGCCTTCTGCGGCGAGCTTGAAAAGGCTGGGTACTTTGTAGGGATTTATATGTCGGCTTATCCTCTGGGCAATCTCGTGAGCGAGGAAGTGCGGAGCAGGTATGCTGTATGGGTAGCACACTATGGTGTAACAAAGCCGTGCTATTCGGGAGCATACGGCATCTGGCAGAAATCCAGCACCGGCACGTTACCGGGTATCTCCGGTAACGTGGATCTGAACGAGGCCTACGAGGACTATCCGGCTATCATCAAGGCGGCAGGGCTCAATGGCTACGCCCCTGAGCCGCCCACAAAGACGGTTAGGCTTACTATCGACGGCACCACCTGGGAGGGCGAGCTGCATAAGGTGTAATGTTTAGAAATATCTGAACATACCACAATGACAAAGGGTCTCACTGCTCAGGCAGGAGACCCTTCAATATTAGTTTTTAGCCTCCGACGGCCCCTTTGTAATCGGACGTGTGAAATTTCGTGTGCAATAATTTTGGAAAAAACGTGAAAACACACCAGTTTTCTTGAATTTTGACAAAGTAATGAAACTAAAAAACCGCTGTATTTCGATAAATAACGAAATACAGCGGTTTGAGTTTGGTGGAGGCGAGGGGAATTGAACCCCTGTCATATGCTGAAAATTTGGCAACACTTAGCCAATTTATTTATCGTGTGTGAAATTTTGTGTGCAATCATCAACCAAGTTTTCAAAGAAATTATCCACTATTCTGTCAGCATTTTCACGTTCTGTTGAGAAAGTGTGCTGATATACCGACTTCATGATGTTCGGACTGCTCCATCCTCCCCGCTCCATTGCATACTTATCTGGAATTCCCAGTGCCAACATAACCGATGCGTTCATGTGACGCAGATCATGAAATGTCATATGCTCGATCCCATTGCATTCGAGCAATCTGGAAAAACGCTTATATATCGCCTGACCACTTAGTTTTGTGAGAACATCTTGATTATCAGGAAGATCATCAATCAGGTCCATGATATATTCAGAAAGTCTTATTTGGCGAGTACTATCATAAGTCTTGGTACTTTCTTTTTCGATGTGATCGCCGTCGATTGTAACAACAGTGCTATGGATTGTAAGAATACTATTCCTAATATCACTTTTCTTTGCTCCTCGTATTTCGGACATTCTCATACCGCACCAAATTGCAAGCATACATGGAAGTTCGACATCAGTGCCAATGATTACCTTCAGTACGCTTTCAACTGGAGGTAGCTGCTTTATCTTTTTTTGTAATGGCGGAAGCGTTGTCCTTAGTCTGAGCTCCGGAGCATATACACCCAAAACCGAGACCAGTAGTCCATGTGCATTCCTGACCGTCTTCGGTGACTTAGTAAGAGCCAGCTCATTCATGGCTTTTTGAACGTGCATCGGTGTCAGGCAATCCAGAGTAATATCACATAGACTATCCAAACAGTTATGTTTCCAGCGTTTGTATCCGTCGATAGTTGAGGGACTGAGGATATTCTCTTTGGCTTTAATATAGTCGTCGATGCATTCACCGACTGTACGGGAGTCAGTCTCTCCCCTCTTGCCATTGATCCATTCCAATGCCATAAGTTCAGCTTCTTTTTTTGTGGGTGCGGTAAAGCTCCGACGCTGACCATTAGCGTATGCCTGCACACGCCAATTGCCTGACGGTAATTTTTTGGCTTTTGCCATAAAAATACCTCCTTCAAAAGTCTTGACTTCTGGCGGAGGATATGCTATACTTGAATTGTCTTAGGGTTCAAGTAGAGCAATATCCTCCGCTTGTACTCAATCCGCCTGATGTATCCAGCATCGGGCGGATTTTTTTAGTATCTGACCTGGATTTTTACAACCGATTTAAGATTTTCATTTGTAGATATTTCTGAGATTTCGGCTTCGTAGCTGCTATCGCCCTCAAAAATGTTTTCGTGGCTCTTAGGGATATATCCAATAAGATCAGCAGCTTCCACGGAGTATTTTTCTTTCTCAGCATCGTAGTCAACAAAAACAGTATCTCCCACGGAGCAGCAGTCAATTGCTTCCTGTATCTCAGGCTTGGTATTGCCGGTAAGCTTGATTTCGACCTGATGATCGTATTTTACAGGGTTTTCGCAACAATACCTATACAGATAGGCAGTAGCTTCGCAATGGTCAAGCGTCCTGGGCGTTATGTCGGAAAGCTGGAAATGCTTTTTTATAGTTTCCAATTTTTGATTTTCAAGTGTTCTCAGGTGCATCTTGGCCAAGTACAAAGTATCAACTACTTGATTGTTCAGTTCCTTGCCAAGCAGCTCCTTGCAGTAACGATTCAGAAAATTATACTCAAAACTGACTTTATGAGCAACCAGAACGTTCTCACCGATGAAAGGGAGAAGCTCAGACAGAGCAGCCTTGATGTCAGGAGCATTGGAAACCATGCTGTTTGATATACCATTGATTGCGGTTATATCTTCCGGTATCGGAAATTTAGGCTTGACGTAGGTGTGGAATGAATCAGTTTTGACGTGATTAACGTATTTTACAGCACCTATCTCAACAATTTCATGTTTTTCATAGTTTAGTCCGGTGGTCTGAATGTCGATTGTAACATAGCTATCAACATACATTTTGACTTTTCCATGATGACTATTAGTGCTTAAAAAAGTAGGCGTTGTAACCTCTTGAAGTGATATCTCAGAGCCTTTCGTTTTCTTTTTTAATGATCTTAGAACAATAAAGAGTGCAGCCAATATACCACCATAAATCAGTAAGCTAACCAGAATTTTGGTGTTCATCTGACCTGTAAAAAGCGCATACATAGCAAGTCCTACCATGATAAGAGTGGGAATACAGCTGAGAATAAATACTATCATAATTCCCAGGATATTTACTTTCATCTCAATCAATCACCTTCTTTATTATTATACAGAATGAATTTTATGCGCTTCCTTCTTCTTCAGAAGCCAGCTCATTCTGCTCCTCGATAGCACCGAGTGTAGTTTCCATGTACGCTCGGTGCTTTTTTTGTGTCTGATCCTTTTTAGCCTGAGCAAGCTTTTCCATGGTGTCGATAAAAATGGATTTTGCATACTCAGGCAAAGAGGAATACAGCTCCACAAACTTGTCATCGTCAACTTTGGTTGTCACCAACGAGAGCGGATCAGGAGCAGGCTCTCTGTCAAGCAGATAGTCAGTTGATACACCAAAATAATCGGCAAGTTTACATAATGCTGGAGTGCCAACACCTCGTTCTCCGGACTCATATTTTTTATACACGCCTAAAGCCATACCAGCTCCGTCAGCTACCTGCTGAGCAGATAAACCTCTTTTTTTTCGCAAATCTTTTAAGATTTCCTTGGTTTCCACTTAATCACCTCCTTCTTCATTAATTTTACCACATTTGTTATCTTATTTCAAGTATTCTAAGATAAAAACATAATTTTGTATAGTTGCACAAAAGACCACAATTGTGATTGTGCAACTATACAAATTATCATTAAGACCACATTTGTTATCTAAAAACTATTGACTTTAGATAACTTTCGTGGTATTATAATTACACAAGGTAACAACAATGGTTATCCTGAGTAAAACATGGAGGTGATGAAATGCCAGAGGCAACAAGGACAGATGTTGAAACTGCCCTGGAAAAATTTAAGGCTCTTGACAGTGAGGCGCAGTGCGTGGCTATAGCTACACTGATTGCACTTTGTACCTTGGCTAATAATTAAGGAGGACTGGCCATGCCAAAAGTAATATTAACACCTGCTCAGGCAGAGCGTGAACGTTTACAGCACAACATTTCGCTTATTCAGGGCAAGCGAACCAACGCAGCCATGGGTAAGTTGATAGGCGTTAGCGGTACTACTTTCAGCAAGCGAAAAGAAGATCCGGAATCATTGACCCTGGCAGAAGTTCGGCTAATGTGCAAGTACTTTCATATTGATCCTGCTGATTTTGTTGCAAAAAAGCTTGAAATTGGCTGAAAACAGAGGTGTGATGTATGTACTATATTGTTTACTGGAAAGTCGGCTTTGAAAATGACTTTAGCGTGAAAGTACCGCCGGAGCATGACAACATGAGCAAGGCGGCAGGCTTCGGCACAAGGCTGATACGTTACAAGATCTTCACCTGCTCCGAAGAGCTGACAGAAATGAGAGGTGAGCCGGGTGTATATGCCTGGCTCTGCAATGAAAAGGGGCTTATCCTCGCACGGTGCTACAGGACAGTTACATCGTTTGCCTGGAGATACACAAGACCCCTGGACATTGCTTCCGCTCAGCTTGACGAGCTTCTGGGCGAGATTGCGAAAGGATAAGAACATGGCAAGACTAACCACAAAAAAGCCTTGCGGCGAATGGAGCGTGAGGGGCATTTCCTTTGAGGAATGTACTCCGGAAATGTACGGAGCGCTCTGCAAGCTGCTGGCTTACGAAGAATCAGGGCTTGAACCTGATGACCTGGACAAAG